TCCGATCAGTGCATCGTAGACGTTCAGTGAGTGCTGAAGCAATCCCTCGTTGCAGCTCAAATGGAAGCGCGTGCTTGCCGGTGCTTTGTAGAAGTCTGACTTCCGGATGTAATTCATGAGGCCTTCCCATCCGTCTCTGTGCTTCGTCATTTCCATCAAGTTTTCGAATCTTTCCTGGTTCGTCATGTTAGTTTTCCTCCTTTTTGAATAAATCACTGTAGTTGTCATCTGTCAGCATCACGTTTCCGTGCACTGTAAAATGGACCGTATGGACGCATTGGCAGAATCTGCATTTCACTTTTCTTCCCTCTACGAGCTTTGGAAGCCCACGCCTGCCGCAGCTTATGCATCTGTTCTTATTCTTGCTATGCTGGTCCATGATTTTTCTAATTGCCATTTTTATCCTCTCTTTCGTCGCTGATCGGCGCCAGCATCACTGTGAAGCTGTTATCTTTTCCGATCCAGACTCTGTATTCCTTGTTCCATGTCATTCCTGGCAGCAGGTCGCATATGAATGTGTCGCCTTCCTGGTGACACTTGCTTCTGAAGTATGGAGCGTATGCCTGCTCGAAGCATGGCGTTGCGATCTTGTCTGCGGCCAGGTTCATTGCTCTATCGATATCGTAGGATGTAAAAACGAGACGGCCGATCTCCATTCTGGTCTCTGATTCCTGGTCGATGATCTCCTGGATTCGTCTCTTAACTTCCCGGATTTCATCCTGATCATCCTTAAAAATCAGCATTCCTGCAGAAATTATCGAAATAACACACGCTTCTGTCTGTTGCTTAATTTTGCACCTTAATTTCTCATACCCTTTTGCATATTTGGTTTTCAGCTCTTCCAGTGGCACGTTTTCCTTGTTTTTCCGCAGTAATTCAACGTTTTTCCGGTATTCCTGCATTGAAAATCCCATGTTGCACCTTCTTTGTGTTACACCTTTTATTTTTTCTTTGGTGTAACGCGCAAACCCTTATTTCATGGGACTTTGCTGGCATGTTACACCTGTTACACCTTTTTTTGAACATACACCGTATTTTTTAAGAATTTTACATGCGATGCAAGAATTTTTGCATCATGTGACAAATTTCTAAATATTTTAGTGTATATTTGTATTTTAGGTGTAATAGGTGTAACAAGTGCCCGCAAAGCCTTGATTTATGCGGGTTTCAAGCGTTACACCTTTTGTTACACCAACGTTACACCTTTTTTCTTGGTGTAACGCTTTTTAATTAAATGGGAGGTCGAATTTCTCCTGTACCGGTGTGAAGCCATCGCTGTCCTTTTGAGCTGCGCTTGGCGCTGTCTCATCATCTTCGATGTCGATAGCATCCTCCTTCTCGGACAGTTTTCCGATACTGAATTGCACGAATCTGCATGAACGATTATCGAACCTCTTCACGACCTGGTATATCTTTCCCTTATGGTCTTTTCTTTCAGCTGATGCGATGAGTCCTCGGTCTGCCATGTATTTGAGCGTCTTCCTCGGACTGTATCCCGCCTTGGTCAGAGCCTGATTCAGAGCAGATGGGAAAATGTATACCGTGTTTCCTGATTCCGAAAATTTACCGAGACACGTTCCGATCGCTTTCTCTCCAAAGAAGAGCCTGTTCTGAAGCACCCAGTCCACCACGAACTGCAGCGCATTCTCGTTTACATCTCCAACATCTGAATTCACCTGTTCCTTCAGGATGGCTGCTGCCATCTGCTTCGCCCTCTCCCAGCTTTCCGGAAGAATGTCCAGTGGGTTATCCACGTCCCTTTGTTCTTCCATGGAATTATCCACATTGTTCACATCGCTATGTTGAAAAAACCAGGAATCTATCATCGCATCGGCCAGAGCTACTGCGCTGATACCGGAAACATGACTTCCGGATTTTCCATCTGCTATTTCGCTGACGTATTTGAGCATCTCTTCATATTTATCGGTGATCTGCCTCTCATCCAATCCAATCAGGCGATTGACGAATGCCGGCCCATGCCATCCATAGTTCATGCAGCTCTCCTGATGCATGCGGCCTGCGTCCTTCTCATTCTCAAAAGGCCCGCCGTAAATCTCAAGCACACGAGTGCTGACACCGGTCTGCGTTGTCTCTGTGCTCATAGGCTCCTCTCCGGTCGCCAGTGCTACGGTTCGCCATTGATGGGTTGCTTGCAGGCCGCCGCCCTTGGATCCGCGAATCTTTCCGGTTCCTGATGCAATCATGTAGACCGTCTTCTCCAGTCCTTCCTGATTCCTTCCGGCCAGCTGCCTCTCATCAATGCCAAGTGGGAGATCGCAGTAAAAGCTGGCAGTTCTTTCCAGGCCGACCTGCGTGGCATTGAAATTGACCATCAACCGTTCCGGATCTCCCCAGGCCGACAGTGCTGCTTTTAGTGCTGCAGTCTTTCCACCCTTGGATCCACCCCAGTTGTACACGAAGAAAATTCTCTGATGCAGGATCCTAAGAAGCGGAGCTGCGAAGCTGGCCGCCAGGATGAATCTGAACTTGTCCCTGCATCTGTGAGGCTTCATGGTTTCGATCCATTTTTCCTCTTCTCCTACCTGACAGTATGCTGTGGCCATCCCTTTCTGGCTCGGATCAATGTCGAGCACGATTCCTTGCTCTCTTCCTGGTATAAATCTTTTCCCTGGCTGCCATCCGAAGGTTGACGTCGCGTCTGCTCGCTGGATCACATCGATGTTCTCTGCCTCAAGGGCTGATAGAAATCTGACCACCTGCTTTGCGTTCTCACTTGTTACCGTACATCCAAGGTCGGCCAGAATCGTGATACCTCTTGCAGTGAAGATTGTTGAACGTGGGAAGATAGCTTTGTGCCATGTACCATCTCTTTTGAATGCGATCTCCATCTTCTCTTCTCCTGTCTCCAGGCTCTTGAGCCGCTGCGTTAATATGATCGGTGTTCTGCAGACAAGCGTCGGCGTATACTTCTTCTCATCTATGTGGCTGATTCCTTTTTCTGAATAGAGCCATCCTTCCGGCTGTCTTAAGTTGACCGGAGCTCCCTGGATTGCTTCTGGTATTTCCTCCGGAGCATCCAGGTCCATTTCTTCTGCAGCTTCAATGAGCCGCATGATTTTTTCGCGGGCTTCGTCTTTCCCGTATTTAATGTACACATCTGATGGATCCTTGCATCCGATCTGACTGCAGCTCCATCGGTACACTTTTCCGATAAATCCTCCCTCCCGGAGTCCCTCGATGATTTTGCGGAGAAATGTTTCCCCGCCTTTGTCGGGCTCTTGGTGAATGTAGATCTTTAAATCCTGCAAGAGTGACGCCTGGTGCGGCTTGAACATTGACGCGCCTGGAACTCCAAGCGTGCTGATGCCGATGTACCACATTGACTGACTGTCGCTCTCGCCTTCTACCATGGCCGCATATCCTGCCTGCCGGATCGCAGGAAGCTTCCATTCGCCATACAGACCAATCTTTCCGGCTGATCCATACTTCCATCTGAAGTCTTTGTTTGCGAATCTCTTCCTGAAGGTCGCCTCGTTCCCATCCGGATCGTAGTACGGGATCTTCATGTAAGTGATGCCATCTCTTCCCTTGACTGTGCTGAGTCTGCAGTTCTCTTTCAGCCAGTCTTCCGGAAGTCTTTTTTCGAATGCATACTGTGTGAGAGTGTAGTTTTTGTTTGGATTCTCCTCTTTTTTCTTTTCTTCCTGGGCGACTCCATATTTTTCAAGAATCTGCTTGTATGCTTCTTTCGTATCTATGCCATTAACTTCCGCATAGAACTGCACGAAGTTCCCGCCTCTATCCTCTGCGAAGCAGTGCCATTGTCCGGTTTTCAGGTTTACTGAAAAGCTGTTATTTCTGTCATCATGGAACGGGCAGAGTCCGATCAACTGATCGCCAGTGATCTTATGTTTCTTTATATAGCTTGTATATTCACTTCTGTAATCAACCACCTGATCAATATTAACTTCTGCCGTATTCATTCAGTTACCTCTTTTCTCTTTGTATGTTTATCTTTACCACCGGGATCCCTAAGTTGTCCGCGGCATATTCGAGCTCTCGTTTCATGCCCTCGCTGATCTTTTCATCTACGATGTATGCATAGACAAGGTCGCAGTTATTCATGAGCTGCAGCCCTGCATCTATTGCTACCTCTCGCTCCATTCGGCTGCCATCATCTAAGAAACGCGGGAAGTATAAATGCGGTGCAATCGGCAGATCTCCATGTTGAACGATAGTACTGCAGGCGCCTTCTGCAAGTTCTATATTCATCATATTCTCTCTTGCTGTATCTCCGCGGTATGGACTGCAGACATAGACCTTTCTCCCGATACTCAGGTTCAGGTTTGTTGTGAGGCTTCGCAGGCACTGTCCGCAGTAAATAAATGGATCATATCTACTCTTTCTCTTAATCGTGTCATAGGTTCCCTGGCCACCGTAAACATCGACCGGTATATTTGACTGCACGATTCCGCATCCTATCTCGCTGAGTTCTTCTATGCTCTTACTTCCATTGATGATCAGGTGCGCCAGTCTGACATCAATCTCGTCCTGGTTCTTCACGTACTCTTCGATGCGCGCTTCACTTCCGAAGAACTTCTCCATGTATTCTTTATATGTTTTCATGTCTATCCTCCTGAACTACATAATTTCGTTAATCAATGTCATAAGCTCGTCTTTTGCATTATTTTTTAATTGGTCACTGTAGATGTCGTACCAACGCTGAAATTTTTCTCTAAGAGTTAACTGCTCTGTAACTGGTAAATTTTCTAACTGTTCGATTCTTTCCATTGTCTCGTCTTTAAGAAGAGCAGCAACTTTCGAAGGTACTAATACTGCATTGCCTCCATACGCCTTTACTTTCCTTGCGTCCTCTGCATTTCCAACGGGTATAGACATCGGCAGAATATTCTGCTTGTCGAATTCATTGATCAGCATTTTTTTGACTTCTTTAATATCATCACAGTATTGATTGAATTCCATGTTGTAGACATCGTTTGCATTTTCTTCAATCATTCTACGAACAGTTTCAATCTCCATTTTTCCCTGGACCATTGCTTCTGCTGTCATCCTCGCAGTCACCTCTCTTGCATTCCATGAATCACAGGCCTTTCTATCTCTTTCCAGATTTATATACTTGGCTTTAAAATTATATCCATGTTTCAATTCCTCATTGCAGGCAACATATAAGCCGTTCACGTATGTTTTTCCGGTCATTTCTTCTCCTAGAAGGATTTCGCCATACGATGTTTCCACTTTTTCAGTTTCATCGTACTCAGCAGACAATCCGAGCCATATGTCACTCAATCCATCGTATTCCGTCCAGTTCACATGTCCTATTTCAATAACGAGATTCTTTTCATCTGCATCAGGTTGTTTCTCAATATAAAAAGCCAGGATTTCCGATCCCCATTTTGCACTGTTTTTGAACCTAGATGTCCAGATTTCTTTCTTTTCATTATTGTAAATTGTAAAAGTTTTCCCAAGTCTGTTGAGTACAAGGGCGGCGATTTTATATCCCTCTCCAAATTGTCCAACTGTATCCTCGTCATTACTCTTATTGCTTTTTCCAAGTAATAACGTACTTATTTTTAATTTTGCATTTTTATTAACTAATCGGATTACTTCTTTGCCTTCATCGTAATCAATTGAGAATTTATTATCTGGTCGAATTGTTTCCTGATCTATCCCGTTTTGAATTAGTTCTCTTAATGCATCATTGAATGTCCAGTCTGACACGTAGTTAGGTGTCAGACTGAGCTCATAGCATTCACTCATGAACTCAGTCCCCCTTTCTTTAGTTGAATGGTACGTCTTCTGTGATCTCGCCCGCTGCCTCTACATCCATGAAGCCTTCCTTGTCTACTGCCGGAGCTGCCGTGTAGTCATCCGCTGTGATCACGACTTCTTTATACTTCTCTTTCAGCTCTTTTCTCATGGCTGCCGTTGTTGCGAAATGGTCCTGCGGGATCAGACCAACTCTCTCAATGCCTACCTTGCTGTATGTAATTCCGTTTTTATTCTTATCCTTTGTCAACTTGAATTTTAAGACCATACGGCTATACGGGATCTTGCTTCCACCCATGAGCCTAGCCAACTGATTATTCACTTCCTTCAGTGATGTCGGTGGGATTGTCAGAAGGTAAACGCCTGGCTTTCCTGAAAGAAGGAGATACATTCTTCTCATGTTCTTGCATGGCTTTCCAGTGCCGCCTTCTCCGAATTCGTTATAAGGGCAGGTGTCGCACTCTCTGATTTCACCTGTCTCGTACAGAACGCCCTTCTTGGAATCAAAGGAGCTGCAGCTCGGAGCTTTGTTGTCTGATTCTCCGAAGCTCTCAGCCCAGTATGAATTGATTCTGTGAGTGAAGATCACGACAGCTTCCAGCTCTTTTATGGAGTCCGGGCTGTCCGGATCATCTGTCTCGACCTCGAATGCAATTCCTCCACCTGAAGGAATTTTGATTTTCTTGCAGGAGATTCCCTTCACTTCATCCAGGTCTTCCATCTCATCCTGAAGCTCCGCTAAGAGCTCCGGATCCATGTCCTCATATCCAGTTACGATATCGAATTTATTTACTACTGCCACTTCTGTTCCCATTACTCATTTTCTCCTTTTCCTTTGATAGTGATTGATTCTACGATGCTGCATTCTTTGATGCTGGTTGTGCGATATCTCTTTTCAGATCCGTCTCCATAGGTCTCTGTTACCAGGTACCCACCTTCTACGCCTTTGTATCTGCAGAATACGTCTTCGTCTCTATACGTTCTCATAACAACCAGGTCGCCTGCTTTCACTTCTGATCCGTCTGAAGCATGGACTGTCAGAAGTTCCTGTTTCTCTACTCTAATTCCCGCCATTATCGTTCCCTCCTTTCAATATTTCATGAATTCTCATGTTGATCACATTGGATACGTAGCAGAGCATTTGAACTTCTTTGTTCTGATCTCCTTCTGCCACCTCATGAAATGTCTTTACAATTCCCTCTGCGATTGTTCCTGATGCAGTGATATTCTTCACACCTTCTCCGACGTAGAAGCTCATGCACTGGCATTTCCCTTCACCGACACTGTCCATAGTGCATCCGAAGAGAAAATCTTTCTCCAGATCGTGGCTAACTCCGTCCTGATCTATGATGTTGATTTTTACTTTACTCATTAGTTACTCCTTCCTGGTGCTTTATTTTAAAGTCCTTTGTCGTGACAAGTGTATTTATAAAGTAGTACATTGCCGTATCGATGTTCTCTTTACCCAAAAAAGCGATAAGGAAATCTACGCAAAAACTAGCCATGCATGTTAGCGCATGTCTTGTTTTTGATTTTCCGCTCAGAAATGTTTTCATTGTGATTTCGCAAGTTTCATCGTTCGAATCATCCATATTCATCACAAATCCTGCGACAAACAGTCCTTCTGACACTTTCTTTTTTTCGTCTTCGCCTTCAACTATTAGCTTAACCATTATTTTCCTCCATTTCCTCTTTTGTAAGAAAGTTTAAGTGTTCCATTATGTTGTATCCTCCTGGCTCCATCATTTTCTTCAGTTCATCCTTAAAGAACTGAAGAAGAAACGCTGTAACAACTTCTGATTCCCCCTCAGACAATGTCATGATGACCTGCGCGGTCGTTGCAGCCATGGACTGAACGATTTCAGTTGGACTTGCCTTTCCTACGAGCAAGAGCTTGCTGCGTCTTCTTCCTTCTTTCGAATCCTCCTCTATCAGTGATCCTACTAGATATCTTCCTTCGAAGGTATGCGCTTCATGGTTGTCTGCGCTAATTGTAACTTTTACACTATCCATCGTTTATTCTTCACTTTCTGCCTCTTCGGCTTCCTCGAATTCATCCTCTTCCTGGTCTTCCATGTAATCTTCGAGCGGTGTGCTCTCGCTGGCACTGTTCTTGTAGAGATCATTCATGGACTTGTTGGCCAGTGCGACCAGTCTCACTGTTTCGTAGACTGCCTTTGTGGCTGCGTTCACAATGCTGTTTGATGCCTCTACTGCAGCTCTGTCATCCACTGGAAGAATAAGTGCATACTTCTTGAAGCTGTCGCTTACTTCCTTCATGCCTTTCTGAACCTCTGCATACTGCTCTGCAAGGATTCCGTATGCCTCATGTCTGTTCTCAATCGTTCTCGGTCTCTCTTGCAGGATCTGTCTGCAGGCGAAGTCGATTGACAAGTTGACATTCTCCTGCAGGTTCCTGTCGCTTTCCAGTCTCACATCGAATTCCATCTGTTCGTAGTTCTCCATCTTACTTTCCTCCGTCTTTTGCTTTCTTGGTTGCTTTGTTGGTTTCTTTTCTTCTGCCGATCTCGTATGTATCGTACACGTTCAGGATCTCGGCCAGTTCTTCCGGAAGCTCTCCGGTTTCTTCTACCAGGTTCTTAACGGTAGACTGCAGTGTTCTTGTGTTGACTGTTTCCTGGATGATATCTCCAAGCCCTTGATCGCGTAACACTTCCAGGAAGTCGAGGCCTGCAGCTCTCAGTGCTTCCTCTGATTTCTTGCTGTAGATGGTCTTATCCTGAAGGAAGAACTTGTATCCTCCTACGCTGATATTTGGCACGTCATCATCGATCATCTGTTGCGCGATCTCCTGCTTCTTCTGTTCGATCGCTTCATTATTTTTCTTGGTTGCCTCTTTCAGGCCGTCCTTCTCGTTCAGGAGCTCATTGTACTCCCTGACCATTTCTAATAATCCCATTTTTCTATTCTTCCTCCTGTTTGTTGTAATCCTGCATGGTAGGACGGTTTCCGTCCAGGTCATCCCAGGTATACGGCTTATGATTTTCACTTTCGCATTGCGCTTTGTAGCAATCTCTGCATACGCAAAATCCGGAAAGCCATCTCATTTCTCCCCAGTATTCTGGTCTGCGACATCTCTTGCAGATTACAATTCTATCTTTTTCTTCTGCGTGCATCCGAATTCCTCCTCATTGGCTTTCCGTGTAGTTTTCTCCAGTTATTTGTCTCGATCCGGTTCATGTAGTTTATGGATGTTCCCATAGCGCGGACGATCTTTCGAACCGCTGACGCTGCCTGATCAGTTGACATTCCGGTGAGCTGCGTCGTTTTAGCGAATGCAGGACCTGCTTCGGCGACCAGGATCTTGTCGATATCATTTTCTTCTATTTCGAATCGGCCATGCCGGCCATGTGCAAGGCCATATGCCACTGTGTTCCTTTCTTCCCGGTAGCATTCTTCTTCCTTCAATGCTTCCGCTTCCTCTTTCTTTCCTATGAGTCCGAGGAAGATGTCGAGTAGTCTTCCCATTTTAGTTTCCCTCCTTTCTGTAGAGCTTGTATTTTATGCTGGACTCTGACCGGCCCATCTCCTCTGCGATCTCCCGGATGTAATATCCTTTTTTCCGCAGCATCTTCATTCGATTAACTTCTGCCGCCGTCCAGTTGTAATTCCTCCGGATGTCGCTGCTTTTCTTTTCCTTGTACCAGCTGTATCCCATCAGGAGGCTGTCGTCTAATACTTTTTGCGCGTTCCAGTCTTCTGGATGATTCTTCAGATATTTCAGAAGGTCTTCCTGTCTGATGCAGAGGTAGTTCCCTTTTCTGATGATCCTGAGTCCTTTTGACGCCCATTTTCCTTTTAAAGTGCGCGAATCCACGCCGAGAATGTTGTGGACCGTGTTCATCGTGAGCAGATCAGTGCTCTTTTCGAACCCTGAAATACCGAGCCTGTTAATCTTCTGATTCACCGAACTGAAGCTCCGGCCGAGGCTCTTCGCGATCGTTGCCACCGTGTATGTGCCGGACATTTCTTCCAGCTTTGTTAGTTCTGCATCTGTCCAGTGTCTACCTGCCATTAGAAGAAATCCCTCCAGTTATCTACGACTGTTTTTGCCATATCCTCTTTCTTTCCCAGTGATTTGCTGATCAGCTCATCGACGGTCTTATCTACTTCCAGGTCGATGTACGTGCAGGTGTTACGCTGACCGATTCTGTGAATACGGGAGAGGCTCTGGCTGTAGGTTGCATAGTTGAAATTTTTCGAGTAATACACGCAGGTGTCTGCGGCTGTCAGCGTGATTCCGGTTCCTGCGGTATCAATCTGTCCGACGAATACAGTGGTTGCCGGATCTTCCTGGAACTGCTTGACGATATCTCCGCGGTCTTCCTTTTTAATGTCTCCGTAGATGGCCACCTGCTTCATGTCTCTTGGCAGCTTCTTTCCCACCATCTCAATGATCGCCTTCACCTCTGCGATGAATCTTGCAAAGATCACCAGTTTCTTTCCAGCTCCGATCACGTAGTCCTCGATAATATCTGCGAGAGCATCCATCTTTGCTGTGCTGACTTGTTGCGGCTTAGTTGCTTCATCCTCTACCAGGAATCCTCCGGTCAACTGCTGAAGTCTTAAGAGTTTCGTCAGGACTGTGGTCGCCGTGATCTGGCCGCCGCTGTCAAGCTCTGCGTAGCTGTCTCGCTTAATTCGATTGTAGAGTTCCTGCTCCTTCTTGCTGAAGAATACCTTCCTGGTCTCGAATGTCTGCTCCGGAAGGTCGATAGCTTCTTCCTTAGTGATTCTGAAGGCGATCGAGTGTTCTTTCATGATCAGGCCGTCCAGGTCCTTGTATCCTATGATCTGCCGGTTGCTGAAGCCTCCCATGATCGCATATCTGTTCCGGAATTGATAGAAGTTTTTTCCAAAGATCGAGGCATCTAAAAACCGATACTGGCTGAAGATGTCGATTGCATTGTTCTGCACCGGCGTTCCTGAAAGAATGAGTTTGTATCTTGCCTGATCTCCTAACTCGTGCAGTGCTTTGCTCTGCGATGCATCGTGTGTCTTGATTCGCTGACTCTCATCGCATATGATCAGGTCGGCATCATATTCCTGCAGTGCCTCAAAGATGCCCTCTCTCCAGGTTGATTCGTAATTGATCACGGCCACCTTCATTGCTTTGAATGGGAACTTCTGCAGGTCGTTAAGTTCCCTGAGTCTGTGTGTCTTGTCTCCAAGCAGTGTTTTGCAGGTATACTTGAAGTCGGCGAATTCCTGGAACTCTTTCGGCCATACAGCTACGACTGACGTAGGCGCTACAATCAAGACTCTTTCGATTTTTCCCATTTTGTATGCTGCTCCTGCGATGGCCAGTGCGGTCAGTGTCTTACCTAACCGCATCCCATTTCGAATAAGAGGCCGAAGCCTTTATTGATTCGTTGGGATGTCATATCATCATCTCCTCTCCCGGCAGCTTATCCACTTCTATGAAGTGATTATTCTTCCTGGCTGCCATTTCTTTTCTTATTTGCGCGGGACTTACATCTCGGATCCCGACATAGTCGTAATCCTTTGAACGCCCACGATTGTACCTTTTCATGTAATTCGGATTCTGAAGCCTTTCATACTTGCCTCTGGTTGCCAGTTCACTTCGCCCCATTTTCTCTGCGATCTGTTGGTACGTGTATCCCTGGTCTATCATTTCGAGAAGCGTATCGATCTCTTCATCCGTCCATGGCTTCGCTTTGTTCCGGACAGGCTTCTCCTTGATCTGAAGGTCCAGGATTCTTCTCTTTACGGCTCCTTCCGATCTTCTAAGCTTTGTCGCTATGTCTGTATAGGTATATTGGTTTGCCTGCAGCATCCTTTTGAGCTTTCGGTCATCTGCTTCGCTCCATGGCGTGTTGTGCGGCACCCTGCTCCAGGATTGCTGCTTATCGCTCTTCCTTTTTACCTTCACCCAGTCAGGTTCAGCTCCGAAGCAGTTCGGCTGCATCCTGGAGAAATTGAGCAGGCTTTTATTCTGTTCAGCCCATTTCCAGAACTCTTCTATGTCTACGACTTTGAACCTGCAGCGCCTTACTTTTTTCTCTTTCACTGGCAGTCCATTGTCAATCAGCCGGCGCATTGCGTATCCGATACCTACATAGCCATAGAGCTCTGTCATTAACTGGTTGTATGTGATGTACAATCCTGCATCCAGGAAGGCTCCGCATCCGAGGCGCTGTGCTCTTACGATGACTGCGTTCTCTGATCTGCCTAGAGTCTTGCAGATCGTCTTGATGCTTTTCATTCCCCAGTTATCCTGAAGGTATGCTTCGTCTTCCTTGGACCATTTCTTTTTTTTATTTCGTGCCGGTACGAGCATTCTTCTCTCCTTCCGCTTCATCTACCTTACGCATCTTCTTGATATATTCTCGAACCGTCTGGATCGTTGAAAGTACTCCGTCATAAAAAGGATCTATTCTTTCATGCTCTGCAACTGTTGCTTTTGCTTCTTCTTCTGCCTGATCCAGCCAGTCAACCAAATCTTTCGCGTCTTTTTCTGTCATATCTTCTCCTTCTTTTGTTCGTCTTTAGTATTCTTCGCGGTTTCTGGCTATCTCCTCTAGTCCACGGCGTGTTATGCGGGCCTTGCTGCCACGAGGTTTTTTAATCTCTGCCTCCTTCTTTCTCTTCTTCATGAGCGGCTGCCAGTAGATCTTCTTTCCACAATGCTTACAGAATCCGTGATATTCATGAATCCTGCGCTTGCATGACGGGCATCTGTAAAAACGGTTCTTCTGGTCCCATTCCGGCTCGGTAGCCACCAGGAAGTGCTTCTTCAGGTCTACGTCCTGGTGCTGAATCTCGCATACTTTTCTCTCAATACTGTCTACGATCGGCACGAGCATGCATCCGTCATTACCTTCTACCTCTCTGTCACATTCTTCGCATACCTTGCGCTCTCTGCTGATCGCAGATAACAGGATGCGGTGTTCTTTGTCTGTGAATATGCTATTCATCTTCTCTTTCTGCCTCCTCCAACTCTTCGATCTTTTCTGTTAAGTCCATAGGCTTGTGGTCCTTCAGTGGGTACTGCTGGTACTCGCATTTAGTTACGCTGATGCTATTTGCATACTGCAGGTAATATTTATAGGCCAGCCGGAGCGGGATGTCTTTATGCCTTCCTCTGAGTGTGCATTTACTATGGTCGTCATACTCAATTCTTATGATCCACATCTTCGTAGCCCTCCTTCTCTGGCGGTATCAATCCGAAGGTAAGCAGCGCCATATTGGCTGCTCTGACCTGATGTTGGTAGAGTGACTTCGTGACCGGATATTTATAGAGCGGTTCCGGATTCTTCCGGACTCGCTCTTTGTCTACTGCCTCTTGTACTTTGTTCATGTGAGCTCTCAGCTCTTCGATCGATGCAGGAAGTCTGACCAGTCCAGCCAGTTTGTTCAGAAGCTCTGCGCTTACTGGTCCTTCGAACATCTGATTGACTCTGCTATACTTCATCTTTCCCCATGATCGGATGATTGCTGCCTGCGTTGTATCGGCTTCAATGATCCGGATCATGCCATCCTTCATTGCCATCTTCATTGGTCTTTAAATCCTCCCAGTTTCCACGGTTGCCATGACCAGTCGTTCCTGATCTTCTGTAAGTCCTATGATGTCATCCTCTCCATCCTCGTTCTTTCCGAGCGCTGCCACGAAGAAGTCTCCGCAGATCATGTCACGTCCGTGTGCGATGAATCTGTTCGGTCTCGCATGCTGCAGCTTCGCCTCTTCGTTCATGACGAATACCATCGGTGCGATTTCGTATGGGTAAGTTTCGATGTTTCCTCCGACAAGTCCTTGCATCATCTTAAGGTCCGGCTCGATCTCTAAGATCTTAGTACTCTGTCCCGCTTTGCAATAAACCACTCTCATTGTTCTTTTCCTCCTCTTCATATGCTGCTTTTTCTTTCAGGCACTGTTCATACTCATCTTCCGGGTAGTAGTAGTTACTGCCTGCTGCCCTGATCACTCTTACCTCCTTCTTCGGTGGTTCGTATGGATCTGAAGCGATGGCATAAAGTAAGGCCAGCCCCAGTGCGATCCCAATTCCCGAACATACGAGGAACTCCTTCACTGCTTTCTTGGCTGCCTTCACTTTGTTTTCGTGCATCATCTTCTGCTGCATTTTCGCTCGGTCCTTTTCCAGGTGCTCTTGTCTGATCATATCCAGTTCGTATCTGGTCAGTGGCCGGCTTTCTCCTTTATGCTGTTTTGGTACGTTTACATCTATCAGATCTATCATCCCTCATTGCTCCTTCCTCTCTCATTTTCTGAATCACCTTGTAGGCTGGATGCCCGGCTGGAACTACCAAGCCTTCAATGCTTTCTCTCTCTGATCCATCACTCATCACATGCTTTATCATCTTTCCACTTCCTTCCGGGTATCGCTTTCCTGCTCTCTAGGCTTTTTGGGCCCGGCAGTCTATGACAGGTTCTCCATTGTGAAAGAAGAACCTGTCGCCTCATGCTCCCTGAGTATTTTTAGGGGTAGCCGTATAGCCCATTGCCTGCAGTGTCGGTTTTTCATACCGACCGTCCGGGATTACTACGCACCTACCAGTCCATGCTCCGAACGTTCTCTCTACCTGGTATTCTCATCTGCCTCCAAGCCGGGATTTTTTACTAGGGTTTGCGCTTTCCACCCCTATGACGACGATTCTCCGCAGGCTTCGGTCGCCTCGCCGGGTGGACTTATCTGCGTCGGCTCCACCAGACCTGGGTTTTTAATGAGGTCCCGCATCCCTCGTATGCTTCTCTATTTAGTTGTAAAAAATGTCATAAGCACGCATTCCGTCTTCAAAAGCCATGATTGCAAGTTTTCTTTGTTCTTCATCATTTGGTATCCTTCCGCTCTTGAAAATCTTCATAACAGCCGGTACAGCCATAGGTTTAAAACCTGAAGCTTTTGGATAATCAAATTTGTTGAACTCCTTATTGACTACTTGAACAGCTTCTTGAAAATCTACATTAAAGATTTCTTTTCCGACATTCCATTTCCAAAATCTACGATGCAAAGCTTTTTCCAAGTCCTGATACTCTTCCAAAGGATTCGTTATAGCAAATTCTTCGATTTTGGCACCTGCGTATTCCGGTGCATTATACGCCAGTTGCTTATAACGCTCTCTTGGACTGGATGTGCTTCCTATTTTTATGAGCCCATTTCCGTATTTTGCTATGTAAACAGCTCCGCATGTTTTGTCATATCTCTTCGCGAAGAAATCGTTTTTATATAAAACTTCCTTCGCAATCTTTGTCATCTTCATCGTTCTGTTCCTTATGCTTTTTTCATATATTCCTTAGCTTCCATTCCTGCCATAAAAGAATTTGCCATCATAATTAAAATGGTTCTTTTTTCTTCCGGAATACTAGAGAGTATTTTCATCAGTTTTTCGGCACTATTAAGTTCAGCCGCCGTATAAGTTTTTCTGTTATTCATGTTTTCATCTCCCTTCATTTTGTTTTCTATGTTACTATCATACGTTTCTTTGTGAACTTTGTCAACACATTTTTGTAAACTCTGAAAACTTTGTTGACTTTGAAAACATGGCGTGTTATTATCAATACATAGAAGATAGGAGGTGAGAAAATGAATGAGCGTATCACTGAATTAAGGAAAACGCTATCACTTAGCATGGAAGAATTCGGTAAAAAATTAGGTGTAACCAGATCATCCATTTCCAATATAGAAAGTGGACGTCGAGGTTTAACTGATCAAATGATTCTCTCTATATGCAGAGAATATAATGTAAGTGAAGACTGGTTGCGATTTGGATCTGGTAGTATGTTTCTGCTAGAACCTAAAAATGAAATTGAAAATCTTGTAAGAAAATACAACTTGAATCAAATGGAATATATCTTTTTAGAGCATTATCTAAATTTGGACGATTCAGATAGAGAAAGTATTTTTAATTTTATAACAGATGTTTTGGCAGATTTTAATGAGTCATCGACTGCATTATCCGGTCCAGCAAAAATCTTTAAAAGCGAACAGCTTCCTTATGCTGCGTTTAAAGAAGCGCCAGCTATTGGAAACGATCAGTATTCAGATATTCCTGACACGCCAAAGGAACTGGAGCGAAAGTTCCCGCCGCTGGAAGATCAGGAGAAAAAAGAAGGCGGGCTTGGGTAGATGTACCCAGTCCTCCTGGTTCTTATCGAATCAATATAATCTGTGTTTTATTAGAAAAATCTAAATTATAATAAATGGTGCACGTGCACCGGTAGTAGATTGCGTAGATGTCTTTTCTGTTTAGAAAAATGTACTTTCTGCTCATTTGAATTCCCCCTTTGAGAAAAACCGAGGGCTGGGCACATGGCTTTTATTATAAATTTTATGATTCTAATAATATACCGGTAAATATTGGGAAAAGAGGTAAATAATGGGATTATTCAAACGATTGTTTGGCAATAATAAAGAGACGCTTCATGTCGAAGTCGGAATCTCACACGAATACGTGAAGCATGAGATTCCGGATGCCAGCGTTCTTTATAAAAAGACATGCCCCGAAATGATTCGTTATAAGATTCGCGGGAGAGATAACAGAAGCAAGCGCTTATGCACTGTCAAGAAGGTTGTCTTGGCTTCAGTAGATCAGAACTCAGTAATTGCGGCCACTAACTTGTACGACGTCCAATCGTGCGAGGTGATTATTCCTGATCCACCAACAGAAAGACAGTTGAGTTATGCTGCTGATCTTGGAATAGTCATTTCAGATAATTATTCTAAAGACGACATATCCTGCCTTATTACAAGAGCTGTTTACGAGAAAGATCGGGATGATATGATTCCTGTTGATCAAAGCCTTGCTAAAATGGCAGCGGATTACGATATTTATTTATCCATGTTTTCTGGTGAAAAAAGAGCTTTGGACTGCTTATGGGTTAAGTTTGAAGAGGATGAAAAACTAAAGTTTTTGATTTTCTGCATTCATCAAAATCTACTAGGAAAAAAAGATTATGATATTGACCACTCGTCTTACCTTGACCTGTATGGTCGCTTCGCAGAATCTCACCGCGATGATCAACAGCTACGGCGATCATTATCAAGATACGTCGGATCCGATCTGAGTCTTCATAAAGCTCCAAACAGAAACAGGATGGCTTATACAATAGTGGCTGAATTTTTAGCCAGCACTCGCTGAAGGAATTTTCATAACTGAGTAAGTGATTAACACGAATTAAAAAACCGCCCGGTGCTGGTAACACCGAACGGTCTCTTGCATCCCTTGTGGTGGATGCGGTTGCTTATTAAATTCGCACTTATAAGTATATCGCATTTCCCATAAGTCCACAAGGGCTTATTTTTTACACCCTTTTTCAGGAGGAAGATGCGTTTTGAAACAAAAAATAGCAGCGCCGCCGGCTGATCCGGTGGTCGATCTAGTCGATCTGTATATCCGAGTCTCAACGACAGAGCAGGCTCTCGAAGGTTATTCCGTAGCCGAACAGGAGAGCCGCCTGCGCCGGTACTCTGAGGCGATGGGATTTCGGATCCATAAAGTTCATATTGATGCCGGCTTCTCCGGAGCTTCTCTTGATCGTCCAGCGATTAAGGAAGTGATCAGGGACATTCAGAGCCACCTCGTTTCTAAGGTCATCGTCTGGAAGCTGGATCGTCTTTCGCGATCGCAGAAGGATATGCTGGTCATGCTGGAAGATGTCTTCCTGGCTAATGACTGCGATTTCATCTCCATGATGGAATCCTTCGACACATCGACAGCCTTCGGCCGTGCGATTGTCGGTATCCTTGCTGCATTTGCGCAACTGGAGCGTGAAAATATTAAGGAACGTACAACGATGGGACGTCGTGCGCGTCTCGCAAAAGGTCACTACAATGGCTCGCGTCCTCCGCTCGGATATCGGTTCCTGGAAGGCTCCAACGATCTGAAGGTCGAACCATACGAGGCTAACATGGTGCATGAGATCTTCTCATCCTTCCTGGCTGGTCAGTCGATCAATGCGATCGCTGCAACGATGCAGCGAAAGTACCCGACGACACGAACCTGGAACAATACCATGATCCGGCGCACGCTTAAGAATCCAGTCTACATGGGAAAGGTGAAAGACGTTGACGTGATCAGGGACGGAATCCATGAGCCTCTTATTTCAGAATCTGAATTCGTCATGGCCAACGCGGTACTCTCTCACAACCGGGAGATTAAGAAGCAAAGCTGCAGATCGAACAGCCTCCTGACCGGTCTTCTTTACTGCGGGGACTGCGGAGCCCGGATGCAGCCGAGGCAAATTGCCAGGGGATATCCGCTGCGCCGGTACGTCTGCTATTCCGTGAGTAGGACAAATAAGTCCATGATCCGCTCTGATCACTGCACGAACCGCCTTCATCCATACACGCTGGAAGAGCTGGATGATATCATTATTGGAGAGATCAAGAAGCTGGCAGCAGACGAAGATTACCTGCGGGCGATCATCCGGGAGGATGCAGGTCCAATCTTGGATGAATCGGAGCTCTTAAAAGATCGGCTCTCTGAAATTGACAAGCAGACCGACAAGCTCTTAAATCTCTTTCAGATCGGAGTGGTTGACCTCTCGCAGATCGAACAGCGTCTGGCTGATCTGAAGCAGGAACGAGAAGCTCTGAAAGAAAGACTGGAGCGCACGGCTCCGGTCGTGCAGATGGATATACAAAAAATCCAGAGCTACGCTGATGCTTTTCAGGAAGCTCTGGACTCCGGGGATGCTGAATGTCAAAGCAGCATCATCCGTCTTTTAATTGATAAAATTGTTGTCCTGAATGAGGACATTGAGATTCACTGGACTTTCTGTTAATCCGGAAGCTCCAGGAGGCAGATTGTCTCAATGTGCACGGTGTGCACGAACTGATCAACGCAGCTCATCCGCTTCACCCTGTATCCAGCAGCCTGGAATGCTACAAGGTCGCGGGCGAGGCTGGTTGGCTTGCAGGCAATGTAAACAACTTTCTTACACCTATATGAATCAATAATCTTGATTAACGTTTCTTTTAGGTGTTTCAATTTTACCACACTCCCTTTTCACTATAGGGTATCACGAACGGAGGGAATTAACAATGTCAAAAGTAAAAACACAGCATAAAATTCGAAGTAGCAACTTGAAGCTCCAACGCTTCAGGAGTGGTATGACACAACAGGAGCTGGCCGACGCTGCAGGTGTTCCTGTGAAGTCTCTAGGAAACCTGGAACAGAAGCGGCGCAGTATAAACCGATGCCGAGTCGATATCGTGTACCGCCTGGCCGAGGCTCTTGGCTGTGAAATGATCGATATTCTCGATCTGGACGAACTTGTAAATAGCACTAAAATACCACTAAAATGAGCGTCTCAACTTTGTGCACTATACGGTTATAAATAACTTGAATAGTACCTATACCAGAGTTAATATACAGACAACAAAAGGAACGGAGGAAATAAAAAATGAAAATTATCGATAAATCTCTTTTAGGTGAAGTGAAGAATATGAAAGACGGAGAGTTCGGATTGTTTGAATATATTGATGGCGGTCGCTGCTTCCAGGATAAATTCGTAGTTGTTGGCGGTGAGATGTTCTTTGAAACAGACATCAATTACTATGATGCTAAAACTGGAAAGGCTCTTGATTGCTTTTGTCGTTTCGATGAAAATAATGAATGCCTGGTTGCAGTTGTAAATCTTGATGGTTCTGTTGAAGTTAAATAAGGAGGCTTAGGCCTCCGGTATTAAACCGCCGATGGCAGGTCCGAAGTCCTGCAGGAAGAAGCGCGACGGATGCCGTGGATGTTAGTTGACAAGTTTCCCTGGTTTTTAATGTGAAAGCCTGAAGGTCTGCTCCGGCAGACGTCCTCGTAAACGTTGCACCCTGGTAAGCCACCCGGCCACCAAGAAAGGAGTTCAGTGATTGCCATTGATTGAATAATATAAACCCTGGGTTTTCAGCAGGTTCCCCGCACAGCTTAATTGAACCGCCCACGGCGATCCTTTTAGAAAGGAATGAAGCAAATGTTCAACAAAAAGGAATTAAAAAAGATCATGGATAAGCACCAGGACTACAATAAAGATCTGGCTGCCTATCTTGGGATGAGTGTATCCAATTTTTCGACCATCTGGAATGGTCGGCAGCAGTTTAACCTAAAACATATACGTCTTATCGCGATCCGCTATTCTCTGGATCCGCAACAAGTATGGGATATCTTTCTTTTCCCTGAATCCAACGAAGGCCGGGAGTCCTAAACTCCCGGCCTTATTCTTTTTTATCTTACGCGGACTCTCTGACCGACGTAGATTTTATTCGGATTGCTGATTCCACTAAGCTGCGCGATTTTCTGGTATGTCGTTCCATACTTTTCCGCAATTCCAGACAGCGTATCTCCACTCTTCACCGTGTAGTACACAGCGTTACTTCCGGTTCCGGATGCCTTTCCGTTGATAATATCCTGGACAGCACTGTATTTTTTTCCGAGCACTGTTCTTCTAATAGGATCGTTTCCATATCTTCCATTCTTCGTTTCTTCTGCCAATGTTGCAGCTGAAGAATTTTCAATGTGATTAATCATATCCTGTACTTCATTGTAACGTGTTCCGAGCGCTGCTTTTCTCGCATCTCCATCACCATACTTCTTTGTCATGACTCCATAAACAAGATCAAGCGTTGATCCTGTCGGCGTGCTCGGTGCTGGTACTGGTACTGGCTCCGGTGTTGCTCCGGATCCTTTTGCATATGCCTTCCATGCGGCTGCATCCATATATGCGATGTTGATGTCGAGATTTTCGCTGTAGCCTGCCAAGCGGCCGCTTGAGGAATACTGGAAGATCACTGGACCGTTCCATGCGCCGTATCCTTTATTATCTGTCCATGGGTTCGACTGGTAGCCTGTAGTGTTGTTATCTGCGTACTGTGCCACCCACAGCGCATATTCTGAAGCAACAGCTGACCAGTCGTGTGCTGCAGACACTCTTGGACATGTAGATCAGCGGTCTTACGCCTGTCAGTTCTTTTACTTTGTCCAGGAACGGCTTCGCTACTGCCGGGCCCTGAGAGAACTTTGCGTTCTGATGACCTTCCCAGTCAAGCACGAGGATAGCTTCACCTACGTAGCCTTTTACATTTTTCACGAAGAACTCAGCCTCTGCGGCCGGATCCCCTCCGGAAAAATAATGATATACGCCGAGCAATCTTCCAGCTTCCTTGGCTTGCTGGTATGCTCTGTCGCAGTCTGAATTAACGAATGTCGTTCCCTGTGTCGCCTTCACGATCACGAAGTCTGCCGGCACTTCCTTCAGATTGATTCCCTTCTGCCATCCACTTACATCAATTCCATTCATCATGATTAGTCCTCCTTTTTCTGTGATCCGTTTACTTTTCCATCATCGAGCAGGTCTTTGACGCCCATGAACCACTTGTCAATTAAAATCATGAGGTCATCTTCTGTAATAAATACCCGCAGCCATTGCGGCAAAAGTCCGCGTGCCTGGTTTACTACCCATTTCAATTTCTGCTTTCCCTGGCCAGACTCATTGTAAATGTGTTCTGCCTTCAGGATCAGTGTATAAACGTCTGCGCGGATTCCTTCCAGTCCTTTGGATTTGAAGTACTGAAAGATCATAATAATTGTTACGATCAGGAGCAATCCGATCACCAACGCGAGGACCGGAAGCGGTACCTGATTTAAAAAGTTCAATAATTCCATATGTGCATCCTCCTTTTACGATCTCCGACTGGCGTACAGCTCTACCAGTCTTTCTGTGTCTTCCATTCCAATTTCTTCTAACCGGTTCATGGCTGGCTGTACTTCTGAATGCATGAACCCGTTTCCACCAAGTTTCTCATAATCTCCGAATGAATCCCAGAACGATTTCGATTCCATCTTGCTCCATGCGAGCTGTGGATTCTTGTATCCATTCGTGTAGTAGTGGTAGGAGTTCAAAAGCTGCGCTTGCAGCTTATTTAGTTCCACTGCTTTCCTGTCTTTTTCCATTTCGTCGATTTTCTTTGAGGTCTCTGCCTGTTGTCTTGTTAGTTCTCCTAGCTGATTGTTCAGCTTCTCCTGGATATCGATACTCTGCTGCCTCCACTTTGGATACTGCGCCACCTGCTGCAGCGCTTTTTGCAGCTCCTCTTCTCGCTTCTGATAGGCGTCCAGCACGGCCTTGATTCTTGTCAAGACCTTGCCTCCTATCTTCCATGCGAAAACCAGGGCGGCGGCAAGCAGCCCCCATTTGTATACGGTGAGTCCCAGGATCTCATATCCTCCGAATAATTCCATAAACGCTTCCATCCCGCTTATCCTCTCTGTCTGCAGTATTTGCATTCCTGGCACGGCTTCTGCGTTGCCGGAATGTGATAGTCGCGGCACTCACCGCATTTGCCATAACTCTTGCAGGCTTCCTCTTTGCATGGCTCCAAGGATAACCTGCAGAGTGTTATGGCTTTGTGGCTGCATGTAAATTCATTACGCAGCTGGCTTTGATTCGATGATCTCCTGCTTTTGCTCAAGCGTGATCCATCCTCTTTCTACTGCATTCTGAAGCGCTTCGTCTGTTAATCTACCGGCATGGTAGAGTCTTTTTAATCTTTTATACATTTTCGTCACCTCCAAGGCTTGCGACGATCAAATCGTCAACGGCTGCATTCAAGTCTTTGTTTTCCTGTCTCAGGGTTTCGACTTCTTTCTTCAGGGCTTCCATCTCTGTCGGCGCTTCCTCTGCCGTCTCTTCTGCTTTCGCTTTCTCGATCCAGAGCTCGATGTTGGCTTCTACATTGGCTGCCAGCGCTTCATGGAATCCAGTTTTCACCTCGTATCTGTCATATGTATAATATGGATCAGAGGCTCCTTCCTGGACTTCTTTCTCAAATGGTCCCTGAATATTTTCGTACAGAATGACGCTGCACTCTGCTCCTTCGAGGGCAGGGAAGGCTTCAACTTCAAACTGCACAGACGGCTTGATTGTGCTTTCTGTTCTCATTGCTGATTACTCCTTTCAATTTCCTGATGTTTACGAAGGGCTGCACATGCTTCTCGTAGAATTCTCTTGAATCTGAATTCTGAATGTATCCCATATAGCTGACCATTCCGCTCGCGTTGGTAAGTGAGATATAGGGTTTTCTGGCCACTGTCTTTGCCTTCCGGGCAATCCGGAGCATGATGGACTTCCTGATCGTCGTATATCCTTCGTGACGGAATTTATAACCTAAGAAGTCCAGTGGGCGCATGCGCAGGTGAAAGACCTGCCAGTTTTCTTTTACCTTCATATGTTCCTTCTCAAGCGCTGCGGCTATGATCCGCAGGGCCTTGTGCAGTCTCTTCTTTGATGTATCGAACAAGACCATATCATCGACATATCTTACGGAATGCTTCGTTCCGCATTCTCTTCTGATGAGGTGGTCGATGTTCGTGAAGTAAAAATTGCAGAACCACGGAGAAGTGTAAAGTCCCACCGGAATTCCCACAGCCTCTGCTTCAGGAAGCATTCGTTCCCCTGTAGCCATTGGTTGCTGGAAGCTGCAGATCAGAAGGTCTGCAAGTCTTAAGAACTTTTTGTCCTTAATTTTCTTTCTCAGCTTCGCGCGAAGGACTTCGTGACTCATCGTCGGATAGCACTTCTTGACATCGAGCTTCAGTACCTTGCTTGTGCCGGCCGGATCGTTTCGGATCCATTTCTCGATTGCCTTCTTAGCTCCGTCGGTTCCTTTTCCTGGTACGCATCCGCAGCTGTACTCATACGAACTGTGCAGGACGATTTCCTTAAAGATCTGAACGAATGCGTGGTGTACGCATTGATCCGGATAAAATCTCGGAACTGCGATGATTCTTTTCTTTCTCTTGATACCGTCGTTGATTTCTCTGATCGTGTATCCGTGCGGAACGAAGGTTTCATCTATCAGCATCTTCTGAATCTTCAGGGCATATCCGTCAGTGTCTTCCAGGATTCTTCTGACAGATGCACGGTTTGTCTTCCTTTTGGATGCGTTCTTGATTGCTAGTTTAATATTATCTAAATCAGTGACCTTCTCAAAAAGGTGACCGATTCTTTTCGTGTACTTGATTGGTTCCATGGTTAATTCCTTATCTCTTTGTTAGCCTCGCCGGGTTTCGATCGTGCTACTTGCCGGCGCCATTTGCGGCTTATTTTCACCGAGCGGTGCGGCGCCTGGTGCTTCCAGGCTGGGCCTTGCGGCCACGGGTAAGGGTACGGCATTTCTATATTCAATATTTGGAAAAATGCCAATAGTGAGATAAATTGTAACAAAGTGGGCGACCGAGGTAGTTCCAGTTCGAATTCCCAGCACCGTTGTCGCAGTTACGGTAGAACGGGCCAGCATTAGTGCCGTTGTTGACGTTACCGCCAGAGATGACCACCGGTCGCGCGTATCCTCACCCCCGTATTGGTTGTTATCGTGTTACTTAGATTTCAAAGGGTTGCTTCCGGCATGATTTGTTCGGTTCCTTTGCCGGAAGCGTGCGCGGGGGAGAAATCCCCCGATCCCCCTTGGAATGGTTATTTTCTTGCTTGAGGGCGACCGAGGGAGTTCCAGTTCGAATACCCCGCACCGTAGACGCAGTCACGGCAGAACGGGCCAGCAAGAGTGCCGTTGTAGACGTAACCGCCAGAGAGGACCACTTCTCCGCCTTCGGCTTGCGCGTAGTAATCGCAGAAGTATATGTTGCTTCCTCCGGATGCGTCTGTGCAGATCTCGATTTCCGGCCACTCCGGATCATATCCGAATTCCTTCACGTATCCATTTGATTTCGCTGCTTCATATCCTACTTTGAAGTAGTCGCCGTCGAGCTTCTTGTCTGCATAGCTTGCTCTTGTGTTGCAGTAGTAATGCTGCCATTTGCTGATGTTGTCGCCGTCACGGAACTGCCAGCCATTGCCGAACCAGTCCTCGATCCACAGGAATCTTACTGCAGCATCATTGTCATTAGATGTTCTTCCGTTAGGTGACGCCATCTGAATGGTATCTCCTGTCTTCTGGCAGCAGGCAGAAAGAACATGTGTCAGATTGATTATTGCAGGATCTCCATCGAAGTAGACATCTGTAGCTCCGTCAATTTCTGTTGACGGCTGCACTTTTGTCACCAGCCTGTCTTCGACAAGACGACTTCCCCAAAGTCCACCGTTTCCGATCAGGATGGCCATTCCTGGTTTGAATCTATCACCATATGCCTTCTTGACCGTGATGAAGTTTCCAGTTCTTTCCTTCAGAGACTTTCCGTCTGTATCGCTGACCGGAAGTTCAGTTCTTCCTTTTCCAAGGATTGACTGCGCATTCGTTCCTGCGAACATTACGATGAAGAATGTATCAAGCAGATGCATTGCCCATACATCATCCAGGTACCAGTTCGCTCCCTTCTTTTTGGCTAACTGTCTGAACTGGTCTCTTGTCTTGTTGTGAATAGGGAATGCTCCGGCCTTACTCTCCATACTCAGACCATCTGAAGAAATGGAACCGTTGAAGATCGGCAGATAAATCTTTTCGCTGATTCTTCTATCTGGCCCATCTGTGAATGCATGATCGAGATGCAGGTGGTCAATCGGAGCGGATGAGACTGCTCTGTATTCCCACTTGACGCCATTCGCGTCTGTCTCAAACCAGCGACCTGTGTAGCACATTGGAACTTCGAGCATGACGTCTCCGTTGCTTCCATCCCACTGGAATGTAGGATCTCCGAGATATGCATTGACTGCGACGCCTGCTGCCAGGTTACACGGTCTCATGGAATTGAACGGATACTCTGCCATCATGTCGTTCTGCACGTTGTCGTTACCGACTGCGGCCAGACATGTCATTCCTACGGAATCTCCGAATCTTTCCCATGTTGCAGATGATACGCCGACTTTTCTTCTCGCTCCGAGCAGCTTCGCTTTACTACCTTCGATACGTGTCACTCTCTCTGCGAGCTTTTCGAGATCTGCCTGCAATGCGAGAGCTCCTGCGCTGTTGATGGTTACATTTGCCGCATTGGCTACTTCGAGGTAGTAGCTCATATTGATCACTGACGGGATTACTCCGTTGTACGCCGGCATAAAGTCACTTGTTGACGCTGTTGCTACCGAGTACAGAATTTCTCCGACATCAGGATCCTTTGCAAAAATACCAAACTCGCGGATCTCGTATCCCGTCTGAAGTGTTTCCGAGTCGCTCATTTTGTTTGTGATTGCTACCTTAACGACTACTGTGTTATCATTGCTGATTTCTTTTCCATTAATCGCGAAGGTCTGTTTTGGCTCTTTCAGGGCTGTCAATGTTTCCAGGTTTCCAGTATTGTTTCCTGATCCTGTCTGAGCCTTTGTGATTTCGATTGTGGCTTTTCCTGCCTGTGCTTTTGCCAAGAGGGCTTTACCTTTGTTTGTCAGTTTACTTGGGTTCCAGATTAACATTATTTCTTTTCCTCCTTAATAAATGAAGTAGTGTTGTACACGTTTCCAATCTGCGCTACTGTAGCTCCGCTGTGGGCTGCGCTTGCTCCGGACGCCTCATTTGTAACGAATGTCGTATTGTTGGTCACGGATCCGTAAGCTGCTATGCTGTTCCCTGATTCAATTCCCGCATCCATTTGAATGTGGTTATGGATCTGATATTCTCTGACTGCATCTGTAAGAGCTGCAGCATATGTGCTCTGACCGCTTTCCTGATCTTCCCGGATAACATTGAGGACGGTGCACTCCTGAACTGCGACCTGATGAATCGCTAGGTGCGTATCTGCATGGATGTCTCTAAGAATCACGACGCCTCGGATGTGCGAGCGCACATTCTTGGCCATTGCGATCATTGCTTCCAGGCGTTGGATGATATCCTCGCTCAGTTTTGCCGATGTAAGGATATCAAAGGTTCCAGGTGTGTACGGTGGATCCGTGTAATCGAACCATTCCACGACCTTTCCTTCTCCGAATATGACGCCTACCATGTCTGCTACTGTGGCAGCAGTCCCTGCGTAGGTATACCACTTCAGCGTATTCTTAACGATTTCTCGTTTCTGCTTCAGTGACAGCTCCTGCTCGTAGTACATGGCTCGCATCTCCACAGCGAAGTAATCAAGCGCCGACTCCGGCAGATTATCCACTTCGCTGTAGCACATAGCCTGATCTGCGTATTGCTTCACCCTGACGAGTGCTTGCTGCAGTGCGTAGCTTAGCGCCTGAATCTGTGGCGATTCCTTGTCAGGCCAGATGTCAACGAGTCCACCCCGCGTGAAATCAATCATCCTCTAGGCCTCCGTATGTTATGGTCTTTTTGGAAAGTTTAGCCACATTTGCTTTCCCTATTACCTGGAAGATTGGAAGTGAGAGCTCCACTCTCTTCGCTCCGGCTTCGACCATCATCTGAATGAGCTTTGATGGGTTGATGTCCCTTCCTATCTTGCTGCACTGCCATACCACGTATTCATTGACCGCCTTGTCCACGGCTGCTTTGATCGTGTCTACTTTCTTCAGGTCAGACTTGTTTATGAAGTACTTCGCATTGATCGTATAGTCCACTGTCTCCGGCTTTCTTACGATCACTTTGTCTGTCAGTGGCCTGATCTGCTCGTTCTGCAGGAAGGTCTGCAAACCTTGGACCATACTCTCTGATGGCAGCTCTCCGTCCTTCATGATGAATTCGATGATCACTTCCACCGGATTGTCGCTGTAAATCAATACGTCTGTGATATTCGAGTTGTATGTCCTTGTCCAGTATTCGTAGGAATCCTCCGGTCCGGCTACTGAATATCTTGAAGGTGCAATGTAGATTCTGTCTTTCAGCGTATCGTCATCCTCAATGTCTGCACCTCCTGTTGTGACTTCCGTGTTTGAGACTTTGGCCACGTATGGTACCGGATCCACAAGGATATTAATTTCTCCGACGCTCAGTCCGTTGCCGGCCACTCCCGATGTCATGCAGACACATGGAATATCGACGCTGGTCTCTCCGGAAGGAATGGATGCATAGCTCTCTGTCTGAAAGTAGATATCTCCATTCGTGAGTCTGCTTCCCGCTGGGATCTCGACCACTGTCGGCCTTATTCCTGCGAGTGTGAATCTGACCATGGCTCTTGATGGCTTCGCGCTTTCTCTTGCGATTCCTTTCATGGCTGCCAGGTTATCGAGATATGGACCATAACTGTATTTCAGAAGATCCTGCTTCCCTGTCTTGTCCACGTAGAGCATAGCCTGGTAGACCTGAACACTTAATGCGTATAAAATCAGCGACATTGGATCCGCTCTATCCAGCACGACTTCCTTCCCGGTAATCTCCTTGTACCGGTTCTGGTAGTCCCTGGTCATCTCGCTCTGCACCTCTTCCAGTTGCTTGTCATCGATAAAACTAATGTCCGGAAGGTTTAATATTTCGTCAATCATTTGTTTTACACCCTCCTCTCTATATGGATTTGTGTTTGTACGATGCCTTTGTCATTTGCTGATCTGTCTACGTCGGCCACTGTGATGTCTGGGATGTATTTATCCACCTTTTCTGATAGTTCAATAGTCAGCAGGTTCACGGACTGCGCGACTCCAAGGTCTAGGATTCCTGCTGGAAGGCCGAACCCGCGACTCCCCGGCAACGTTCCTTCTCTTGTAATGACCAGCGCTTTCAGCTGTGCATCGTATCTTTCTACGTCCGGAAGGCCGGCTGTCGATTTGATCTCGATGTTATCAATTTCTCTCATCCTATTGCCTCCTTACGTGTATTCTGAAAATGTGATATTTATCGTTGCCTTCACAAGTTCTCCGCGGTTCCATATGCAGTCCCACTCCTCGCTTAGGCTTGATATGTACATCTTATTAGCTCCGACTCTTTTTCCTCCGATCACGAGGTATTCGACAGCTCCTGACTTGACAGCTGCTTCCAGTCTGTCGATGGTCTGTCTTGGCCGGATGCCATGCTCTGCAGATAAGACTGCAGTGATCGTTGTCTCATCCGTGTCAGCTCCTTGGAATTCAGAGCGTGGAGTCTTGCCGATGATGTTGTGTTTCTTCCATCTTCCTGACACGGTTCTTTTCATATCCTTAAGCGGCAGCATGCGGTTCGAGCTGACCTCGAATGTGATCATGCTTCCATAGTTTCCTATCGTTGCCATATTTGATCACCGCCTTAAACTTTTGCTTCTACTGCAGTGACTCTTTCTGCCAGCGAATCGTAGTTGCTCTTCAGTGCGCTGTAGTTCTTTTCCAGGGTGCTGACTCTTTCGAACAGCTTCAGGACTTGCGCTGCAGTGTAGGTTCCTGAATTGCACACATGTCGGATCGCCGGTCCTCTGAGCTCTACTGTTCCGTCCTTGTACTGGACGTACGCAGTTCCGGGCGTCTTCGAGAACTCTTTTCTGAACACATTGTCTCCGCTGACTGCAGGAGTTTTCACTGTATTCCAGAATGGGCCGAGAATAAGTCCGCTCGCTGTCCCGTTTGACAGGTGGACGACCAGGACTTCCTCTCCGATCTTTGGCATCTTGTACTCCTCGTTAAAGTTTACAATCGGGAACGGAGCAGTTACTGAGTTGTCCATATCCGGATATGTCACTTCGGCCATTCCGGTTTCATAGTCAATTTTTGAGATTTTGCCGATTCTGATTAGCTTCTCTGCCATCTCTTCTCCTTTCCACTAATCAAATGATCCTTCGTCTACCCAGCCATATACGTGCGTTTGGCTCCAGTTGGTTGTGATCAGGTGCCATGGATGCGTCTTTCCGGATCCATTCGCGATCGTGATCTTGGCAGGTCCTGCGGATACCCTGTATCCCTTGGATCCTGAATAGCTTGATACGTAGTGCGTTCCTCCATGGAAGTTTACGATATCTCCGACCTTGTAAGTCTTCTTCTTTGCTGCAGGTTTTGCTGGTGACGGTTTTGGAGCTGGTGGCTGTGGAATATGTACGAGTCTGGTCTGGCATTTATGCATCTCGATATCTTGAGTGGTACCGCTGTCTGATACAGATGTCGTCACCTTGTCCACGTAGTATTTTCCATTCGCCTTGCCGAGTCCTTCCAGTATGACGGTCACTCCTGCAAACAGTTTCGGATTCGCCCAAATTGTACCTGTGATTGTTGTCGCGCTCTCATTTGATTCGTTTACTTTTGCTGCAGCTTTGTACTTCGCTTCGTTGATGTCTTCTGACTGTTCATTGATTCTTAGTACTCTGCTGCCTTGTGCATTCTCTTTGATCAGTCCAATATAAACGCTGATCTCTTCATTATTGTTTCCGTTCTTGTACGATGTTCTTGCTCCTGTGTACGTTCCGACAAGTGTGTCCTTAAAATCCCACTCATCATCTACGAAGTCTGCCCTGGTGATCTTCGTCACCGGGTTTTTCTTCTCGTACTTGCCTTTATCGAAGATGATGATCTTCGACCGGTAGACCTTCATGGCCAGTCCATAGTTACTTGTTACATCGTACAGGAATGCAGAGTCTGTCTTTTCTGACTGCTCTATTTTTGCGATCGTGATATTTGAGGCGTCGTAGGAAAATCCGAGTCCGTACTTCTTAGCTATCTCTGATCCAATCTGTTTAATCGTGACGCTCTTCCAAGTCTTTGTTCTAGCCGTTTCCTTGAAGGATTCGCTTGCTGGTATTGCCATGGCTCCGAAGGATGCCTCTAGCGGCCCTCCGGTAAATCCAATCGTGTCCATCACGAAGTTTCCGCAGTTGTTCGAATAGCTTCTTCCAGGCTCGTTCCAATTCTTGAACAGGATTGACGCCTCTATCTTATCTCCCTTTTTCGGGTACCATCCATTCAGCCACTTCATGTCTACGTTCTGAAGGTTCAGCGTCAATGAATCGCTGGATCCACACGCTACATCCGAATATTCCAGGCTTTTCAGATACGGTGCCAGTGAAGTGCTCACGTTATTTCCGTTAAACTTTACGGATGGAACTGCGCGCCTTGCGTAGTGGCCAAACTGTGAGAGCTGTACCGTTTTTCTCGTTGTCATTAATCCTCTCCTTCTACGTAGTCATAGATTAAGTCGCTGCTATTGTCTTCGTTGTTTCTCCAAAACGGTGCGTCTGTATCGCTGTCTTCTGGAATGTCCGGCACATTGATTACGGTGCCGGACGAAAATACCAGGACTTCCAGCAGGGGCCAGTTAGCTTCTATGAGGTTCTTCATATATTTCTCTGATCCATATAGCTTGTATGCGATCAGATCCCATGTGTCGCCCTGGATCGTCGTGTATGTTGTGCTCATTTTCTACTTTCCTTTCTATGCAAATGATAGCCTGCCTTTATTCCTGATATATTCTTTCATCATCCGCTCGAACTCTTTCTGGCTCATGCGGTTTGCCTCAATAAGGTCTTTCTTGTCCGGAGCATCTCCTTCAAAGTTGTATGTCGGGCTGAATACGAATGTCGCACCTTCCTGCTTATCCTGGCTGTCTCTCTTGTCTGAACTGTTACTGTATCCACGGACTGTTTCTCCAAGAACGGACGTCCTTGATTTGAACTGCGGAACTTCTACGCTTCGGATTCTGTTTCCTTCTGGATCCACAGACATGCTGTTCTGAGCATATGACTGTTCGTCTGCCAGGTTTCTGTTCAGCCCTGTCTTCGCTGCATTTCCGAGGGAAGCTCCCGCATTCCTGATTGCGCCGAGGGTATTTTTCATACCGACCACAAGTCCTTTACCAGTAAACTGTCCGGACTCTGTTGTAATCTTGGACGGAGAGTGAATCTTCAGTGCGTTGTTGATGGAATTGGATGCAGCTCTTGCGATGCTGCTCGCTGTTGACATTACCGATCCTCTCATTGCATTCATACCGCTGATCAGACCGCTCATTATGTGCATTCCTGAGCTGTAAAGGCTCACGGATGCAATCGCTGATCGGATTCCTGATGCTGTACTTCTTGCGCTTGATACCGCCTGGCTGCCTCCTGATCTTACAGCTGCTACGAACTGATTCATTCCGGATGTGCCAGCCGCTACCACCTGACTCATTCCTGATCTTGTCACAGATACAATCATCGTCATTCCTGATCTGACCGCAGTTGTTGACTGTGTCATTCCAGTTCTTGTGACTGTCGTTTCCTGTGTCATTCCAGTCCTTACCGCCGTCACC